TATTAGATAAGTATATTGCTCAAGATAAGTCTGAAAGAAAACCATTATTGCTTGTATTAGATTCCTTAGGTATGTTATCAACTACTAAAGAGATTGAAGATACACAGGCAGGTAAAGAAACTAAAGACATGACAAGGGCACAGATTGTTAAAGCTGTCTTTAGAGTATTAACATTAAAGTTAGGTAAGGCAAAAGTTCCTCTTATCATAACAAATCATACTTATGATGTTATCGGTAGTATGTTCCCAACAAAAGAAATGGGTGGTGGTTCAGGCTTGAAATATGCAGCTAGTTCTATTGTCTATCTATCAAAGAGAAAAGAAAAAGATGGGACAGAAATTATTGGTAATATCATACATTGTAAAAATTATAAATCTAGATTGACAAAAGAAAATAAAGTAGTAGATGTTCGTTTAACTTATGATAAAGGCTTAGATAGATATTATGGATTACTAGATTTGGCATTAAAATATAATATATTTAAATCAGTATCAACAAGAGTAGAGTTACCAGATGGCAGTAAAACATTTGGTAAAACAATTAATAACAATCCTGAAAAGTATTTTACACCAGAGATATTAGAACAGTTAGATGGCGTTTGTGCTAAAGAATTTAAATATGGGGATGTAATTGAAGAAGAAGATACCACCGACACACCTGACGACCAGTCCTAAACACCGAGAAGATTATGTCTTTGTTGAAAAGTCAGGAGAAGACTTTACAGCAATTAAATTAATTAGTGGACCATATGCAAGTATAGTTCTTAAATATGGTAATGTAGGATTTAGACCAGAAGAAGAAAGAACACCAGATGGTGCTTTACCTATGGTGTTTGATTATACTATTATTGAAAATAATATCATGGCAGATACAGATAGTCAAGAGTTTATAAATCATATCGGCGATGTTCTAGTTGTATTACTTGATGAACAATTAAATGAAAAGAAGGTACTTAATGGAGAGAATTGAAAGAACAGCGATTAGAAACTTAATTCACAATGAACCATATTGTAGAAAAGTTTTACCTTTTATTAAAGAGGAATACTTTACTGATAGATTAGAAAAAGTACTATTTACAGAAATCTATAAGTTTGTTAATAAGTACAATAATCTTCCTACAAAAGAATCCTTATCGATAGAAATTAATGGTAACAAATCTATTAATGAAGATGAGTATAAACAAGTTACTGATATATTATCTACTCTAAATCCTGAACCAGTTAATCTAGAATGGTTAGTTGAGACAACAGAAAAGTTTTGTAAAGACCGTTCTATTCACAATGCAGTTTTAAATGGCATACAAATCATAGATGGTAAAGATAAGAACCACACACCAGAATATCTTCCAGAGTTATTATCAAATGCTCTCTCAGTATCTTTTGACCAGAAAGTTGGTCATGATTATCTACTTGAGTCAAAAGAACGATATGAGTATTACAATAGAAAAGAAGAAAGACTAGAATTAGACCTAGAGTTTTTTAATAAGATTACAAGAGGTGGTATCCCAAGTAAGACTTTGAACATTTGTCTTGCAGGTACTGGTGTTGGTAAGACAATGTTTATGACCCACCTTGCTTCATCTGTTTTATTACAAGGTAAAAATGTATTGTATATAACTTTAGAGATGGCTGAAGAACGTATTGCTGAAAGAATAGACGCAAACTTATTGAATGTTGGCATGAGTGATTTAGAAGAATTGCCTTATAAGATGTATGAAACAAAGATAAATAAATTGCAAAGTAAAACAACAGGCACATTAATTATTAAAGAATATCCTACTGCTACTGCTCACACAGGTCATTTTAAAAACTTGATTAGTGAATTAGCATTAAAGAAATCTTTTAAACCTGATATCGTATTTATTGACTATTTAAATATTTGCACTTCATCTAGATTTAAGTCTGGTGCAAATGTAAATAGTTACACCATGATTAAAGCAATTGCTGAAGAGTTGCGAGGTCTTGCTGTCGAACATGATATTCCTATTTTCTCTGCTACTCAAACAACACGAGGTGGTTTTGTGAGTAGTGATGTAGGTCTAGAAGATACCTCAGAAAGTTTTGGTCTTCCTGCAACAGCAGACTTTATGTTTGCTTTGATTAGTAGTGAAGAACTAGAAGAAAAGAACCAGATAATGGTCAAACAATTAAAGAATAGATATAACGACCCAACTGTAAATAGAAAGTTTATACTTGGTGTTGATAGGTCTAAAATGCGTTTCTATGATGTAGAACAAAACGCACAAAACGATTTAGTTGATAGTGGTCAAGAGACATTATCATCTAATGATAAATTTAAAAAACTGGGACAGTTCTCAGATTTTAAAGTATAACCATAACCTTAAGGAGATAAAATAACATGGCTATAAAATTAGACGATAAGTGGTATGATGAAACTCAATTTACACCAGAAATAAAACAAGCAATAATTCAGGTATCAAGATATCATAAACAAGTTACTAGTTTAATGCAAGATGTACAAAATGCTAAGATTATCATTGCTCATCATGCAAAGTATATTCAAGACAATGTACCATCATCTGCTGAGGTTGAAGAACCTAAAGCTGAAGAAGGTCTCAAATATACTGAAGAAGCAGAAACTCTAAATGAGGAGTAAGTATGAAAAAAGTGGTCGCAAAGAAACATAAAATTTCTTACGAGATGAAACTCGTTAAGAGAAAAAGTAAAGTTCGCTGGTTAGTTATTGAAAGACCAACTGGTAGCATAATTACTGAATCTGAATTTGAAGATGAAGCACAAAAGGTTTGCGACCATCAAAACAAACATAAACAATGGGAAAGTCAAGGAGGGGTCGTTAGACACCTAACACTAGGGACAATATAATGAGTGATATGAATAAACAAAGTAAAAGGTTTTATGAAATTTTAGATGTGATAAAAGAATTGCACGATAAGAAAAGACATGATTATGGTGCAAATGAAGATATCTTTGCTAACTTTCGATTATCAGAATTATCAGGTATTACTGCTTGGAAAGGTTCTGTTGTTCGTATGGGTGATAAGTATGCTCGTATAAGTAATTTCATCAAGAAAGGTGAATTTAAATTTAAAGAAGAGGGCATTAAAGATACCTTAATGGACATGGCAATTTATAGTTTAATTACCATGATACTATTTGAAGAGGCAGAAGAACAGGAGAAAAAACATGACGAAAGTAATTGATATGGGAAGTGTGGTCGAAGGCGATAACACTTCTCTAGAAGAATCAGGTATCGAAGTAACTGAAAATAAATTTGGTATTGAATCAATAGGCGACCCTGAGAAACCTAGTAAGTTTGAGATTACAGATACTAAAACTGGTAAAGTTTTTACAATAAGTGCTGATGCTTTAACGGGTGGCGATTTTCATGAAATCATACGACATACAGATGATACAATATCTCAAAACGATATCAAAAGATATTATGAAAGTGCTTTAGAAAAATTAAAGTTACATCATCAAACTGACGTAGATTATTTGAGCGCTTCTCTATATCAGAAAATTAACTTAGATGAAGATTGGGTTAAAGACCTTTGGGAACAAGTAAACCCTGGTATTGACCTTATTGATTCTTATATTGATATATATAATAAAAGCACTAATAAAGTTTACCCTACTGCTGAAGTAGGCAACATGTATACTATTATTGTAAACTTAGCACCAGACTTTCAACCAGAAGATGGTGGTACACTAGATTTTTGGACACCTAATTTTACAGATGAAATGAAAGCAATATCAATTAATACACCTTATGGAATTAATGGTGACCCAATTGTGAACATTGTGAAATCATGTTGGCCAAGACAAGGTCGTGTCATAGTCTTTGACTCAAGAATACCTTATAGTCTAAGGTCCGTTGAACGTGATACAAGTAATGTATTAGTAGTATTCAAAGGCAAGTCATTTCCTAAATAATGCTTGACAAATCGGCTCTACTAGTATATAAATAGTAGCATGGCTGACGCAAGAGACACAAAAAAACAAGAAAACGGTTCACTCGTTTTCTTTCAAGAACTCATAGAAAAAGGTAAAGAACCTACAATATCATTCGTAGAGCAGAAGGCATATCCAGATATGCCAGCTCTATGGTATTACTATTATCAATTACAAGGTAAAGCATTAAAACAATATCTAGGTAATGAAAAAGATTATGCTTATAGTAGAGATGATGGTATCATGCCTATTTTAGAAGATGCAGCTAAAAACATGGGTGTTACTACAAAAGATAATTGGAACCCTATGGATATTGTTATGGTCAAAAAACGAGAAGAAAACAAAATCATAGACCAAGTTAAAAAAATAAAAGATGCTAGTGATGAAAAAAAGGCAAAGTTAGAAAAGTTAAATCTACTTATGCAAGAATTATTAGTTAAGAAAGTTTTAATTCCTATCTCACTAAAAGGTCTAACAAAGAATAGTAAACAAGCAAAAATAGAAGAAGCTAATTTAGGTAAGAAAAAACAAATTAAATTTAAATTAAAACCAAATAGTTTGAATTGTGATTTAGATATGGAGAAACCTCCACTATTTGATACAGGAGAGTTTTCATTAAGATTTTTTGCAGGTGAATCAGAATATGCTTTACAGGTTAGAAGTTTTAGATATTCTAAACCAACAACTGGACCTCAAACTGATATAACACCAAAGAGTGGAGGTGCAAAATTAGGTAAAGCATCTGTAGAAGCCACACGACCTTTTCTAAAAAAACTAGGATTAGATTTACCTCCTTCAGTAGTAAAAGACCCTATGATAGATACATCAGGTAAATTTACTCCACAACAAATAGATTTTTGGACTAATTTTTACGATAAAATAAAAGATGTTAAAATTGAAGGACAGAAAGTTAATTGGGATGCACCATTAGTATACGGAGATAGAAAGTCTAGTTTTAAAAATAACTTAATAACAGGTTTAAATAACTTTGAACGAGATAGAAATACGTTAGGAAGAATATTCTCAAAACTACACGCTCTAAGAATGATTGCTTTGTATCAAACAATATCTCAAAAAGGACAATTTGATAAGTGGTTAGAAACTTTATATTATGGGGCTAAAAAAGAATTTAGTAATTTAAACGGCCCTTTTATAAAAATATTCTAATATCCATGAAATTGCCGTCTCAGGGCCGCCCGCTAGGCGGCGTTAAGAGCTGTTCATGTATGATAGTACCCCCTAATTTTAGTCATTTTGGTACAGCTTGATTTTTATAAATAGTTGTGTTATAATATATACATTAATGGAGAGAGTGCGTAATGCAGAAATTTCAAGATTATCTTGTAGAAGATAAGAATACACATCTTGAGCATTTAGAAGACGAAATAATTAACAATGGTAGCAAAGGTGCTAAAACAGCCATTGAATTTCTGAAGTCTATCAAACAAATGTTACAGGGAGGGTCAGGTGGATCCACAGTTTCAGTAAAATGGGACGGGGCGCCGGCAGTCTTCTGTGGTATCAATCCAGAAAACAAAAAGTTCTTTGTTGGCACTAAATCTATATTTAATGTTACTCCTAAAATAAACTATACAAATGCTGATATTAGTAGAAATCATAGTGGTGAACTTGCAAACAAACTAAAGATTTGTTTAAAACTTTTACCATCTCTAGGTATATCAGGAATCTTACAAGGCGACTTACTATTTACAAGTGGTGATAAAAAGACTGCTACAGTCGCAGGTCAAAAGTCAATCGTATTTACACCTAACACTATTACATATGCTGTGCCTGTTGTTAAAACAGGATTACTTGGTAGTTCTCTATACAGTAGTATTGATAAAGCACAACTTGGTATTATATTTCATACATCATACTCAGGCAGTAAAATGGCATCTCTAAAAGCATCTTTTGGCGCTAGCGTCAGAAGTTTAAAAAAGAATAAAAATGTATTCTTTGATGATGCAACTTACAAAAGAGCTGATACTGCAGCTTTTAATTCTAACGAAGAGAAATCATTTGATGCTGTTATTAGAATGGCAGAGGGTTCTGCTTATAAGGCAGGTGCGTTTATTGATAAACTAAAAAAAGATACTGGTCCTTTATCTCTTGGTGTTCAACTTAAAACATTTTTTAATACTTACATAAGACAAGGTACAGCGATTACAAATACATCAAAGTTAGCAAATAATTTTGAAGTGTATTTTAGAAACAGATTAAAAAAAGAAATTGATAGTAAAAAAACTGATAAGGCAAAACAAAAGTATGAAGAGATACTAGAAGCAGGAATGAAAATATTAAGACCAAATAGAGATGGTCTATATTTTGCAATTGCAACATACATAACATTTCAAACAGCGAAGGCTGTATTACTAAAAAAATTAAATACAATACAAAGTATTGGTTCATTTCTAAGAACAAAGAATGGATACAAAGTTACAAATCCAGAAGGATATGTGGCAATACAAAAAGGTGGTGCTGTTAAGTTAGTTGATAGATTAGAATTTAGTCAGGCAAACTTTAACATGGCCAAAGATTGGGTAAAAGGATAATGAAATCACTAAAACAATTTTTAGAAGCAATTGAGATTGATATGCCTATGACTCGTATCATAATGATTGGTGGACCTGGTTCTGGTAAATCAACTTATTCAGAGTTCTTAAATAAACATTTTAAAATACCTCATATCTACATGGGTGATATGATGAGAGAATTACAAAAGACAAATCCAGAAGTTGCAAAGATAATGGACGCTGGTAATTTAGTTCCTTTAAGATATGTAATAAAAGCATTAAAAGATAGACTAGAAAAACCTGATACAAAAAAAGGTTATATACTTGATGGTTTTCCTAGAAACATGGAACAGTTAAACAAGATGAAAGAAGAGAACGTCAACTATGATTATGTTGTCTTTTTAGATGTATCAGAAAAAGAAGTTATTAGAAGATTATCTGCTCGTGGTAGAAAAGATGATAAACCAGAGATTATTAAAAACAGAATAGGTGTGTACGAAAAAGAAACTGGTCCAGTTCTAAGACAATTAGAAAAAGATAGTTCAAATGATGTTAATAAAACATTTTTAAAGATAAAGGCAGAAGGTCCTGAACCAAAAGATATTGCAAACAAAATTATTAAGGATATAGAAAATGAAAAGCTTTAGACTATTTAAAGAATCAATCATTGATATACCTAGACGTACATATGCACCTGCTGTATTTGATGACGAAGATACAAGCAATCCTAAAATTAAAGATAGTGTAATAAGATTAATTACAGAACAATTCAAAGAGTTTGAATCAGAGTATCCTATATTAAAGTATAGTTTGATAGGTTCTATACTTACGAAAAGATATCGTAATGATGCTGATTTAGATATCAATGTTTTGTTTGATGTGCCAGAAGAAAAACAAGAAGAAGAAAGATTAAGACTATCCAAAAAGTATTTGGCTTCTAGTAATCCAGATAATATACAAGGTAAGTTAATACCTGGCACTCAACATCCTATAAACTATTATTTTATTACAGATGAAAAAACTTATGATGACCAAAACAAAAAGGCAGATGCTGTATTTGATGTTAAAGGTCAATCGTTTGTAAAAAGACCAGAAGAATTTGATTTTAATCCTAACTT